TATTAAATCTATAAATATTATTTAACGCTATATTTCTATCTTTTTTCAAAACATTTAGGGAAGCTAATAAATTTTTATCTGTATTTGGAATAGTTTCTAAAGCCGTTAAAAACTCTGTTGTTGAGGGGTTAGCACCTCCAGCTTCCTTAACTCTAGCGAAATACGCTGCCTTAGCCATATCAGCAATGGTCATTTCTTTATTATCACCTGTTAGATATTTAGACCAAAGTCTTTTACCTTGTGATAATAAATCACTACCTACTTGACCTTTTTTAGCAGCTTCAATAATCATCTCTTCTGTTTCATTTAAAGTTTGCACTAATATTTTATCAGTGATTACTTTTTTACGAGCGTCTTTTATATATTGTTGATTATTTTCTACATTAGATTTAAATATTATATTTTGTTTTTCACTCATAAGGGGATTTTCAGCTTTTCTAAGAGCTTCTTTTCCTTGTGCTTCATACAACTTACCATGAGCATTTAAATTAGCTATTTGAGCTCTTATCTGTTCATTCTTGAGCCTTTGTTCATCCATCTTGGCTTGAACTGCCCTTTTTGAATTGTAAGTAAGAAGTTCTGGAAAATTCATCTGCTCGCTTTCTGGTATTATTCCTTGCAGTATCTCTGCTATATACTGACCTTTAGCATGACCAGTGCCGTCATCAAGGTATATCTTACCATCCCTGCTATAAGCATAATTACCTATGTTTCTACCCGTAATCTTTTTGTAATTCTCAATTAAAGCAGGTGCCATAATATCAACAGCTTCAAAATCACCATTAGCTAAAAAAGTATTCATAATAGCTAGATCATTCCTGTTAGTTAAAAAGAAATTTTCATTATCAGCTTTTATCTTTTGACTTTTACCAACAGACATTTTAAGCTCTCTTTCAAAAGAGTCCACCTGCTTATATTGTTCTTCAAGTTCTGCTAGCTTATCTTCTCTCTCACTATCATAACTAAGTCCAACTCCAAGTCCTCTTAATAAAGCTTGCTCTCTTCTTTGACCTACATTCATTGGTCTCATGCTATCAGCTTGTTTGCTAAAAGCATCACCTAGCTTATCACCTGTCTTTTTTCTATTTAATATATCACTATAATCAGACATTCTTATTTCTTAAATAAATTTTTACCAAGCTCTTTACCAGCTCCACCTGCAAAAGCACCAAGACCGGTGTTTAATATCGTTCCAAAAGGATCACTTTGAGCAGCTTGTTCATTTTTAAACCTTTCCTGCTCTAAACTACTTGCTTGTAATTCATTACTTTGTCTCTGATACATAGCATTATTAGTAGCTCCAATAGCATTTACGGCATTAGTATTATTATTAGCTATAAAGTTAAGTCCCATCTTACTAGGGTCTCTATTTACAAGCATATTAAGTGTTAATTCCCGTTTAGCAAGTTCTGATTGTCTTTCTGTTTTACCTTTATCCAGCTTCAAACCCTCTAAAGCTATATCTTGCTGTCTTTCAGCTAATTGTGCATTTTGAATAGCTCTTGCTCTTTGCTGTTCTAACTCCTCAACACCTAAGTCTTGCTGTCTTATCTGTAACTGATTAGAACTATCCTGTGCAAATTGTTTATAAGCTAGTTCACCCTCTTGTGCTATTGTATTACCTGTTTTAAGCAAATTATCTATGGATTGCTGCTTTAAATTATTAGCAAAAGCATACTCTTTAAGATTATTCTCAATTTCAGTGTCTACTTTCTGTTTCTGCAAAGTAATCATTGCACCAAGAGCAGTTGTAGAGTTATTAAGTCCCATTTCTCTAAGCTTGTTATCAAGCCCGTTTTGTCTGATATCAAAACCTTTTTCCATAGCAAGACGATTAGCTTGTCTAAATGCTTCCAAAAAAGGTTGATACCTTTCAATAGCCATTGGGTCAGATACTTCAAGACCTGTTATAGTATCGTTTAAATCTCTTAGTTTTTCACTAACATTAGCTACCATTGCAGCATAACGCATCTCAAAAGGCATTAAGTTTCTGACGTGAGGTAGGTTCATGTCAATATTAGGTAAATTAGCTATTTTGGGTAATACAGTTTCAAAAGGAGCGTCTAAAGGTATTCTACCTGATAAATCATTAATTTGTATTTCAGTATCACCAGCTTGCCCCTCTAATTCAGCAGCTTGTCTTTCTAAGCTAGAAATTTCATCTTTTTGTCTATCTTTTTCTGCCCAAAAACTATTTGAGAAAGGACTTCCGCTAGACCTGTTATATTCGTCTTTCTTCTGCTGGATAAGATTTTTTAATTGTAAATATCTATCACCCTTAGGCGATTTCTTAAATACAAACTCCTGCTGGCTTACATTATCAAATATCCTCATGAAATTAATGGGAGGATTTGACTTAGTAGCATCAATCGGTTCGTAAGGTGTAAAATTTATAGGTGGAGCTTCGTCATCATCACCACCAAAGAATCCTCCCATCAACTAATACCTAAATAATAATATTTTTCATTATATTTACTAAACCCAAAATGGTCTAATAATCTTAAACTTTTAAAGTTGTTAAGCCTTGTTAATACCACATTATAACCGACTTGTTTACATATTCCAATAAAATATGAGTTAAGATTCTGATATAACCATTTATTAAGCCATTTAGAGCGGTATTTACAGCGAATAAACAAATCAAGTATACCTTGTCTATCATTACGCTTAAATACCTTTATAATCCCTGTTATATTGCCGTTTAATAACAATAGAATATAAATAGTATCCCTTTTGTAATAAACTTTAATCATCGTCAGTAACTCCTTTAGCAATTAAAGCAGCTCTTACTTCATCGTCAAAATGTCTTAATCTAAGTTGTCCAAGTGGAATACATCTACCCTCAACTCTACAATCGTCTTTTGGCATTATATATCCTTGTTGAAAATACCTAGCTTCGTTTGGGTTATCATTCCAAGGTATATTTTGTAAATCACCTATATTTTGATAAGGTATTAAATGATCATCCTCAAGACATTCTGGTAGAATATTGTAAGTTTCCAACACCTCTGCAACATTAAGATTAAAATTTTCTGGAAATTCATAACCGACATCCAGATTTTTGTGTAAATAAACTGGATTATCTGAATATTCTCGTAAAGAAAATAACCAAGGGTTATAAATAGGATAAATAGTAGAATCCATTATTTTTTCAGGTGGTAAGAATCCTGCTGAAAAAGCAAGTAAATTATCCACACCTCTATTATTTACATATTGATCAGGTATAAAACCTGTATTTACATCGCTAATATATTGTAAATATAAACTTCCTTTATCTAATGAACCATCTATAATTTTATCGGAAGTAATAGAATTATCGGCAATATTTTTAGTTTCCAAATTATCATTTCCAACAAAATTATTAGTTAAATCATCACTTATATTAAGCTGTGATAACTTACCTATTTTATCACCTGTAATTGAATGATCTTCAATATCTTCATTAAGTAACTTACGCCATACATGTAAATTATTATACCTACCGAATAATATACCATAATCAATTTCGCATTTTATAGGAACTATTTGACCTCGATCATCTGAACATAATACAGAGTTATTAGGTATTTTTTGTATTTTATTTAAAGGTATTAGATCTTCATCAATAACATCAACAATATCAACCCAGTCAATATTTCCATCACCAACATTAATAATAAATTTATCTGGAATAGTAATAAGGCTTTTATTTAATATGCTTTCAAGTTCTACTTTTAAAGTATTATTAAAATAATCACCTAAAGCAACAAATTCATTATATAAGTCAGCTGTTCTAAAAACTTTCACATTTTTAGAAAGAGTTTTGAATTTTTCAATATTTCTTACAAGGGGAACTAACATTTTAAATAACCAACCCTAATTTAGTTCTAAGTTCTGGTGATAAACAATATTTATCTATAAATTTCCAACTAGGAACGTTTGGGTGAGTTGTTCTATTTGGAAAATTAAATAAACTAAACCCATATTTTAAATGTCTTGATTTTATAACCTGTTGATCTCTATGTCTTAAATAAGATTTTGTATTAGGTACTGCTTCTAATTTTTGATAAATAACAGGTGGAACAGGTGTATAAATATTTTGCGGTATTTTCTGCAAATCAGCATTTATATTTACCAAATAAGCATATAGATTATTATAAACTTGTAATTGTGCTTGATAAACTGAAACATTTTTAACAACCTGTGTATAATTATAATTCCAATATGAACAAAAATATTTTAAACTTTCCCCATTTGGACCTTTATTTTTATTAACCATATCTTGGGTGATAAAATTACCTTGTACTATACAAGTAGAGTATAATTGATTTAAATAATTATTAGCATCAATCAATTGTTTGCTTACATTATTATATAAATTTAATTTTTCTATATAAAAGGGATTAACATAAACTTTATCTGGTTGTGGATTAGTATAAGTATTTAATTGATAAGCATTTGCTATTGAATATACACATAGTTTATAAGTATCAATAGTTTCACCTGCATATTGATCAGGTTTTGCTATAGATACTGAATTTACAGGAATTACATTTTTATGTAATATTCCATAACCAAATTTAGCTAAATTAGTACTTATTAATCTAAAATCAAAACTGTTATTTTTTATTTTATCAGCGGTTATTGAATTATTTTCATAAGTAAGATAAGTATCTAATTTTTCTCTAAAATTCTTTATATCAGGATGAAGTTTATCATAAGTAACTCCGTATAAAGCAAACTTATCAACAGCTATACTATTATTAATAATATGTCTAGTATCTGCTATAACATTATTAATAAGATAATTTTGCCCATCAGGACTTATGTGCCAGCTGCTAATAGTATTTGTTTCTATATTGCTAAATAAAATTTGCTTATCATAAAAATTCTTACCTTCTATTTTTAAACCCTGTCCATATTGATAAAACATGTGAATATCAAAGTTACCAAATATTCCACCCTCATTATAATTATCATTTGTAATACTATGATACATAAGTTCATATTTACTATTTACAAATATCAATGAATAAGGTTGTATAAAATCAATTTTATCAAGTCTAATTGAGTTATCCTTGAAGTTATTATCTTTCAAGCTATCAAAAACAACTTTACCATTACCTATATTTCTTAAAATATAATTATTATTTCCAACTACTCCATTATAATTATTAGCTCCGATATTATTTATTGCACTAACAACTTTTCTATTAGTATAATTTATAAAATCATTTAATTCTTTATCAAAATCCTTATAGGAAATATCACTATTACTTTCAGATAGGCTTTGAAAAAAACTATTATCTCTTACATAATTGGAAATCATAATCAACCTATCTTAGCTTTTATTGCAGGAGTTAAATGATCAATTGTAATACTATTTGCAGCAAGAATACCATTTATATTATGGCAATTATCATTATTTAAAATAGTAAACCAACTAACTAATCTATTTGAATTTATAGAATTTAGTTTAAAATTATTAGGTGATAATAGATATATTTTTTCAGCACCTACTTTTTTTCCATTAGGATCAGTTAATGATAAATCAGTAATTTTTGCAGAATTAGTGTAATATTTTATTATATTTTTTACATAAAAATTAGTGAATTTACTAAGCGGAATTGTATATGGAGTTCCTTTATATTGTCCTACAGGTAAAATATAATTAAAAACATAATTTTGTAAATAATTCCTATCAAAATCAACTCTATTAACAATATTAGCTCTATTACCAACATTATTTAAATTAATGAAATTCTTAGGAATTATCCAATCCCATATATAATTCATTAACAAACCTTGAGTATTAGCATCAAAAGAATTTAAACTAATACTATTATTAACAATTTTATTAGTTGTAATTGATCTGTCTTTAAAATATGTACCAATTACACTATTGTTTAAAAGAGTAGGTGTTATATTAGATAAATTATAACTACTAAGAGTATTATAAGCTATTTTAATACCATTTATTTTAATTGCAGGATCAATATAATTATTACTGATTTTGTCAAACCTTACTCCATTTATATCACAAAGAATTGTGTTATTAGCTAAAGATTGATTTTTAATAGGTTCAATATTACCTAATGCCGAAGCTCTAAATATTGAATTAAATATATTTTTATAATTAAGTTGTCGTATATTTATAGTATTATCAGCAAAATCATCATTATCTATTTTTTTCCAATAATAACCAGCATCAGATTTACTTTTTAATATAGAATTAATATCACTTTGTAATAATGATCCTACAATTATATTATCGTTAATATTATTTAAATTAAAAATTATTTCATTATTCAAATAATTTACAATATCATTAAATCTAACATCAATCTCACTGGATTTAATAATATTGTTTGAATGTCTGAAATATTCAAGATTCTGTTTTAATAACTTAATTGCCATCTTTATTAATAGTTTTAATCATATTAATTCCACCTGCTAAATATAAACTATCTAATATAAATTCTTTATAAGCAATTCCACTTAATTTTAAATAAATACTATCAGCATGAAATCTTAAAGTTTCTTGTGGATAAATAGCCTTTTCATTATTTGAATATTCATCTATATCAAATCTATCAATGTCAAATTTAGTATTAATCTGATTAACTTTTATTTCAGTTAAATTATACTCTGACATATCAAAATTCAAATAAACTTGTATTTTAATTAAAATATCCTCACTTGAGATACAACCTAAGTAGATATTTTCATTATACCAAGTACTTGTTATATTAAACCAGTTATAATGTAAATTAAATGGAATAGGGCTATTTTCCATATCCTGATAATTTTTATTATTTATCTTATCACAATAAACTAAAACATTTCCCTTATTGGTTAAGTACAAATTTTTAGAAACTGAATCATATAAAAAGGTTTTACTATCTGAAAAATTTTGAGTAAATATTGTCCAAAATCCTTGTCCTTTTAACTGATAAATATAACAATTATGTATAAACCTAAAACCTATAAAGCCTGCATAAGGGTATACAAAACAATTCAAACCCCTATAATCCCTTTCTGTAACTAAATTTTCCAATTGTTTTTTTATATAACCATTAATTGAATCTGCAAAATGCAAATCTATGTTAAGATTATTAAAACCATCTATTTTAATACTACAAATACCGAATTTTGATAAAAATATAAAAACATTAGGTAGTTCAACAAACATGTTTTTATTAAAAATTCCAATTGGTTCAGTTTTTTGCCATCTAAAATCGCCAAAATCTATATTCTGACCATCATTAATAACTGTTGGATCATTACCAGTCCATATTTGAACAGATTCTTTACCCCAAAACAATGTTCTTCCTTGATAAGTATTAAAACATTGTAAATCATCTATTATATTGCTATTAGAAGCTAAGTTTATTGACTCTATAATTCCTTTTTTAGTATACCATTTGAATATAGATTTTCTTTTAGGTGAATAATAAACAAGCATTGATTTATCAGGACTACGGAATTTTTTATAAAAAGAACCCCCACTATCTAATGCAAACAATCTATCATTAATAATATTAATATAACTAAAAGCAGGTAATGATTTTAAATATAATATACCTACTGGTTTACCTATAAAATTATCTTCAAAAGTCAAATCTACTGTTAAATTATCTATATTAATATTAAAAACAACATTAGTTATTTTATTAAGATTTTCTAAATAACCATCATTAGCTATTTTAACAACTCTATCTACAACTAAATTAGCTCGCAACTCTACTTCATAGTCTAAAGAAACATTTATTGATAAACTATTATTAGAATTTTTTGTAATAGACAATAATATTATTTCATAATCACTTTGTAATTCCAACAAATCTGTACCATCATAATAAAATACAGGGTCTATTCCATTACAAATTACCAAATATCTTTGATAATTAATATAGGAAACAATAACATTAGGATTTAAATCAAGTTGTAAAGGTATAAGATTATCTACAACAGTACTATCTATAAATTTATATATACCAGCTCTTTCTATCCAGATATTAAAATTTTCATCAAAAAAACTAATATCCAGATTTATTTTAAAAACTATATCTTCATTACGTTGTTCAACTTCAAATATTTCTGATTTATCTGAATAACTATCTTGTTCTATAAATATATAAACATTATTAAAAAAATATTTATATAAAACATCTTTTTGATCCTGATTAAGAGCTCTAATATCTAATCCTATTTGACATATATTATCAGCTATTCTATTTACAACTATATTTGTTAAATGATCTATATAGGGAGTTTTTATAAAATATGTTTGGTATGTCAATATTTCTGAATTACCACTAAAATTAATATAATTCATTAATTTTAATTGCTCATTAAATATTACATTTGGATTTATTTCTTGAGTAGCTACTACTTTTGTACCATTTCTTACAGAAAGATTATTATCTTCATTTAAAAGCATATTTTGTATATACTTTGCATAAGATAAATTATCTATTGAATTTGAATTAATCCCATTACTAGCTGCTTTAAATAAAATAGCATGTTCTCTTCCTTGAAAATTACTAATTACTTTTGACATCTAGAAACTCGTATAAAAGTTTACTACATCACTTAATTTTTCTGTATAAAGTTTATAAGCAGATGAAAGTTTATTTATCTGCCCATTAGTAGTTAAAAATATATAATATACAGAACCTAATATTAAGCACTGATTTACTAAATTATCATATATAGGAGTATCTGTTTCATTATCAACATTATCAATCACTTCTACTAAAGACTTTAGTTGAGGTAAATAAAACATCTTAACAAAATTATCCCCACCAACATCTTTATTATAATCTCTAGCTCCTAAAATGATTTTATTATCGGAAACTACAGAAAAATACTGATTTTCATTAATATTCAAATTGTCATTAGTAAGTAAATCAAAAGAACCTAGTTTACTATCTTTATTATATATTGATTTTATAATACCCTTTTTAAAATCAAATTGAAAGGAATAGATATTATCTGCAAAAATTACTTTTTGCTCTTTATAAATAAGAAATGATTTATAATTTCTTAGTCGTAAATAAATATCATTATTAGCAAAATTAAGGCAACGCAAATATTCACTGCGTTGCCTTTCTGTTGCCAATGTTCCAAAAGCGAATTGCGAAATTGTATCAATAAGTTCTGTAACATTCATCTACAACTAATTTTTATAAGTTACTCTTAAATTCAAAACAGAACCTGCTATTGTATTAATAGATACACCTATTGTAACTATTAATCTATTTTTACTAACAGAAAAACCTAAGTTACTGTCTAACAATACGTTTTTTGCAAAAGCAGCAACAACGTTAGTTTCAGTTCTATTCAAACCTAAAATTTCTACACCTACTATATCAGTATTTATACCTATTTTATCTAATGTAACAGATAAATAAGTTACTGTTGTAGCATCTAAAACTGCTGGAATAGCTATAGCTACTATTTTATCAACGTAAGTTCCATCACTAAGATTGTTAGTAGATGGTAAAATAGAACCTTTATCTGAGTTGTTAGCCGATACTGGTTGAGCAAGAGCCATTGCTAGATTAACAGAAGCTCCCGAAAAATTAACGCCGTTAATGCCTTGAGCTGTTGCATCGTTAGGCATTTGTGCAGCATTAACTGTATTTTTTATGGAATATTTAATTACTAAATTCATATTATTACCTATCTATTAAATTAATGTGAAAGAGTGAATCATACCATATTCTAATGGTGGTACAGTAGTAGGATTTAATTTAGATGGAAATTTGATTGATTTTAAACCATCTATTAATGTAATACCTATTTCTTTCTGATTTCCATGATCATCTTCTTGATAAGTAAATTTAGGTTCAGAACAAATAGCACTAGCTATTGCACCAGCTCCACAAAATACTCCATAACCAATACCATTACCAGCAGCATTAACTATGTTCATATTTTCAAACTCATCAATAGTAATAATATCAACTCCTTTAATTCTACCTACATAATGAGAACCATTAAAATAAGATGGTTGTCTTGGGTCTTCAATTAAAGCTCTTGATAGTAAACTTTGAATTCTAGGATCATTTAATAATCTTGCCTCAACTGATGGTGAAATGAAATATACATAAATTTCATTTTGCGATCCATTCCAACTAGACATGGATAAAGGATTAATTCTACAATCAGTATTTAGTTTTCTACCACCAATTCTTGCCATATATTTTAGTTTGGTAATATGATCAATATTAGCATAACCACTTGTACCTTGAACATAATCAGCAGTACCGATATTTCCGTTAGCACCTGGAGCACCGACAACACATCTTTGTTGAATTGTCTGACCAGCTGCAATTACGTTACTCACTGCTTCAGCACCAAATAAAACTCTATTAGAATTTATACCATTACCGCTTCCGTCTAACTGATTAACTAAACATCCTTGTATTCTGCTAGTAAAGAAATTTACAAAATCACTATTAGCTTGACCTGCTCTTGGTCTATAATCATAAGTTTTCCAATCCTGATTAGCTTTTTCACCATGTGCAAAACACCAAGCAAATTGGTTTACAATTCTTCTAACAATCAAGTCTAAATGTTTATTCCTTATCTGACGATTTAATTCATCGTTGAAATGGAATTTAGTTTGATATTCTGCAATATCAAAATCCTTAGCCATTACTGCAAACCTTGTTTTACCAAGTGTCATAGTAGTATTTACAGGTGTTTCAAAAGTACCTTTACCTTGTAGAGTTTCTTCACCATATACCTCATTGACATTTCTATATTGAGATAATGAAAAAACAAGTGTAGTACCCTCACCCTTAGCAACAGACTTCTTGATAGTTATCATACTATCAGCTGTTTTACCCATATATTTTGCAAAAGGGTTATCTATAACTTCCTCTTTCAAAAATGGTTGTATAATATTGTTTAAAAATTTTGATTGATCTTTGCTTGTACTAAAATCAAATATCATTTTATTACCTTTTAATTAAATTGATTAAACTCTATAATTAATTTAATAGGTAAATAAACAATTTAAATCTAAAAGTAAGTTTTCACGCTTTTTTATTTAATTATTTATGTCTAGCAATTAATTTATCTTTCCATAATATAACTTAATAGATCAACACCTTGTTTCCTATTATAATCTATAGGCGATGTTCTATGTTTTATTTGCTTATTATCATCTTTAGTAAATTTATTGTCAATATTTACTTTAGAATTGTTAATTTCTTCACTAAGTCTTGATATTTCTTCCTGTAAACTTGATACATAAGATAGAATATCCCCATGTTTTTTAATTCCTTTTTCCAAATAAGTCTTATAATCCTGACCCATTAATGATAACTTCTCAATAGCTTCCTGTGGTTCTACTTCTTCTAAATACTCAACTAAGTTATTCCTTTGTTCTATATTTAAAAAATGAGCAAAGTCAAAAAATGCTTTATAATTAGTTTCTACATCTTTTGATTTATTATACTTTTTGTAATTTTCAAATTCTGTTTCAAGTTTACTAAATATATTTTTAGATTTATTTTCTTTTACATCCTGTTCTTTAGTTTCCAATTCCTCATCATTTGTTTCAAAAACAGAATTTAATTTATTAAAAAGAGTATTGTATTCTTCTTCATCTAATAAACTATTTTCAGAACTAAATAATGTATTTTTTATTTCTTCTATAACTGAATTATATTTTTTCTTACTAAGTACTAATTTCTGATTAGCAGTCTGATAACTTCTTTTAGTATCATTAAGAGCTTTTTCTAAACTTTTTAATTGCTTGTTTTCTTCTTGTATATCAACATTAGGTTTTTTAAGGTCATCTACATCAAGATTAGATTTATCTTCAGTTTTTGTTTTAATATCTTGCTTTTCAATTTTTTCAATTGGTGTTGAATCTTCTTTATCTTTTCCTTTTTCTTCTAAAAGTTTATCTAAAATAGCTTCTGACATATTTTATTCCTCATTAATTTGATTTTGTTCTGAATTAGGTAAAATACCTTGTTGTAATTGCATTTTTTCAATTAAAATTCTTTTATATTCTGAAGATAATTTATAACTATTAACCTCACCCATTCCCTCTTGTTGTAAAAATAAAGGTGAAGATAGTAAAATATCGGCTAGTCCACTTGTTATTATACTATTAAATATTTCTTTCTCTTCCTCTATTGAAGAACTAAAATTAGGAGCTGTTGTAGGATATACTTCAAAATTAAGCAACGAAATATTGCTATCAAGTACAGCACTATCTTGTTTGCCATCATTATAAAAAGAAATAACCTGTTTAAAATTCTCAATTCCTTTTAAAGTATCAAGCATTAATCTACCCTCTGAAGTAAGCATATATTCATAAGCAAGTACTAATGGATTTTGAGCATTCAAAGTAGTATTAATTCTATTTTGTATAGCAACCCCACTTTCAGCGTTAGTTGGTTTACCTGCAAAATCATCAAATAATCCTGATAAATTCTGAAATTCCCTATTCAACATATCTAGTGCACTAAGTATTCCTTTCATATCATTACTATTATCAACTATAGTAATATCTTTTGGATCAACTTGTATAAATCCACGTTTCTTTTTAGATTCTATATTATACATTTTTATAAATTGTTCATAATCCATACCACTTGCTTTTGGATTAGCTAAAGTCAATTTGGAATTTCCATAATGAAACAATTTAGATATTTCAATATTCCATAAATTCTGTAATTCTATCATATAATTGGTAGTTCCTATAAAATCACCATTCATATTTCTAGAATATACCATTGGTACATAAGGAAAAAATGTCTGATTTGGGACTTGTTCTGCAATAGGCCCATGAAAAAGAAGAATGTCATTGCAAAATATAGTTTTGTATATCTTAGTACCAGTTTTTATTTCTACATTACCAGTTGATTTTTGTTTTACTAAATTTTCATTAAAAGTAGTAAAAATAGTATCATCAAATTCTTTATAAGTATTATCAATTTGTCTTTCATCTTGATCAGCACTTTGTATATCACAAACAGCTTCAAAATAATCGTCTGATTTTTTACTATATAATTCAACTATTCTTATTGACTTACCATTTACCCAAATATCACTTGGTATTGTAGTATAATCTTCAACTGATATATATTGATTGGTTTTATTATTAACCACCATATTTTCAAATTCAGTAGCATATTTAGGAAATAAATTTTTTAATTTAATACTATTTACAAAATAACTTCTTGCTATTACATTCTGATTTTCCAATCTAGGACTTAAATCATCTGGATCAAAAAACATTTCTCTTCCATTTACCCACTCATAACAAAATCTATTGTTTTCGTAATAAAAATGAGACCAACCAATACCACTAGAAAGAGCTGATAAGCATTTTAAACTTGAAAAAAAAGTATGATTATTTTGACTTTGTATATTAAAAGCCCAATTTTTAATATAATTAGCTAAATTAAAATGATATTGTGAATTTGTAACAGGTAAAAAACCTACTCTCTTACCGCTTTTTATTAAAATACTTAAATATCTATCAATAATAGGCTTAATTCTATTAACAGTTATAGGTTCACAACCAATCTGTTCTAAACCCTGTTTATCTTTATAATTATTCCATTGTTTATTATAATAGTAATTACTATTAATAATATCATTTTCAAGCCAATTTTTTCTTATTTGTGAATTTGCTAAATATCTAAATAATTCTTTTGACTCTTCTAATATCTGTCTTTTATTCATGTTTCTAACAATTCATAACCAGTTAATATACAAGAAAAAGTCTCACCATAAGAACTACTATAACAAACCAGATTATCCCCATCTAATAGTTTATGTTCCGCTATTTCAGAACTATTTCCTTTAGTTACCATTAATAAATCTATGGTTTGATTAGGTGTTACTAGTAGATTATAACAAAGATATCCTTTTTCTACAGGACTTTTTAATAAACGTATATCTTCTAACGTTATACGAATATTAGTATCGGTAATATTCGTACAACGTATTGAGGATATTATGGTATTTCTTTCAGCACTAAATAATACAGTGCGAGTAGTAGATATGGATTCAAAATTATTTTTAATATCATTTATAAACATTAGGTTATGCAATTATATTTTCTATAATTTGTTCCATTTCTAACAATTTAGATTTGAATATATTTATATCTTCCTCATTAATACTTTCTTTTTTTCCTTTTTTTAAAGATATAAACATTAAACCTTGTTTTATAAATTCATTAACAGCTTGAAATTGTGATAAATTACTATTTAACTCTGAAATATCAGCTATTTCTTTTAAATTTTCTATTTGATTTTCATTAGTCATAATTTAACCTTTTAAATAATTATTTATAAAATCTAACTTATTTTTAATAACATTAATATCATTAATAAAAAGTGTTTTATTAACATCTGTTGGATTTTCACAATAATTAGGGCAATCCCCAGTGTAAATTTGTCTATTTACTTCTTGTATTGTAATAATACTCATTAAAAATTCATTCATAAAAGCTTCTCTAATTCTAATATTTTTTTATTAATAACTATAATTTCATCTAACATTTGAATTTTTAAATCTTCTGTTTGTTCTTGAAAATATGAAAATCCAGTTGTTGTAAAATTAGATAATTGATCATACAGTTCCTGTATTTTTTCTTTAATTTTATCCATAATTAACCTAATATTTTTTCTAAATTAGAGATTTGTTCTTTAACTAAATTTATATCGTTCAATAATGTATTTTTTCTATTTTCAGTGGCAATACTAACTTCACCTGAAAAATATAAAACTCCATCACTATACAAAGCTTGAATTAATTTTGGAAGAAGTTGTATAATTTCTATTGGATTTTGATTTTCGTTCATAATTTTACCTTTATTGTTATTTTTAATCAATTACTTATTAGGAGGTACGTAAGCAGCTAAAAACTCTTTAAGTTTAGCTATGTCGTCCTCTACTTCTTTGATAGAATCTAAAGCCGCTTGTTTTAAATTCATCATTCTAGGGTCAGTATTATCAAACCCACCTCTAAATAAAGCTCCAGCTCTTGCTTGAGTATTCTGTGCATCGCCCATAAACCAAGAGAGATACTGCTCGGCAGGATAATTCTCAAGGACTAAAGTATTCTCTGTGTTTACCTCAACCTTTTTAATTGGTTCTAAATTTTGAGCATCTGGAGTACTTCCATTATCGTTTTTAATTTTTGACATATTTTTTCCTTTTAGTTAATTATATTTATTAAACCTCTTCCACAACAAACCATGTCGCTGAGTTTGAATCACTAGTACCGTATATCTGTGAAATATTTGCAATATTATTAATGCGTAATTCAACTCTTGTAGTACTAGTAGTAGTAATATAAGCAACAACTGCTCCCCCTGAAGTATAATTAAAACTACTACCCCACCAAGTATTAACTGTTCCTAAAGGTGTATTACTATCACTGTTATACCATTTCAAACCCAAATAACCACTTGTTGAAGAAAAATTTGCAGTACATGTTATACCTGTAAGTTTATAAGTTTTATTTGCTGCTAAAGTTATTCTACCAACAGATGCAGTATTTGTAGAAGTATTATAGGCGCTTGTTGTATCAAGGCTAATATTTGATCCTCTAACAAAAGCTGTATTAGCAAATTTAATATGATCACCGTTTGCAAGATTTGTAGTATAAGTAGTATATACATATCCATGTATAATAGATTGTGCTGTTGGGAAGTTATTATCTACATATTGTTTAGTAACTGCATCCTGATTATTAATAGGCGTAGGCAAGAAATTAATATAGTTAGTACTGTTCATATTCAAAGAGTTTAGCACCCCGATACTACTTGAATTATGAACAGATAGATTATTACCTTTTAATGTACCAGTTTGAGCATTTATTGTACCAGTAGTTATTAAATCATTACTTAATAAATCTAAAGTGCCATTATTTAATAACTGCATTCTTTTAGTATTAGCTGTACCAAACTTTAAACTTGCAGTACCATAAGCCCAAACATATGCCTCATTTGTACTATTATTAAAACCAAAAGCACAGCTATTAATTCCATTGTTTTGCACTAACAAACCTGTAGCTGTAGCATTACTATTCGTATTATTTATTGTTAAACTGTAAATAGAAGCATTGCTAACAATTGTAGGTAACCCAACATTTTTAAAAAAAATCAAACTATCGGTTAGCTCATCATACTTAAAAATATCGGTGCTACTACCAAATTTATCATAGGTTTTTAAACTAAAATCACCATATACGGAACTACTTTTTAGTTCATGCTTGAACCCAACACCTTTAAGAGTAGTACTTGCAAAAACTAAATTAGTTGCTGGAAAAATACCTGCTATAGCCGTAAAGTCATTAAGCAATAATAGATTAGCATCGTTATTTATTTGATCCAGGTTATACCGTAGTACCTGCTCATTACCTAAAATGTCTATTGTTGGATCAAGTGCTTTCAAAAATAACGGCATTATAATACCTCATTATTTAAAGCTTGCAGAAGAGCATAAATGTCATCGTCTACCTCTATATCATCTAGAGTTGCAAGAGGAAACCAATTACTCCCATCACTAAATTCAGGTCTTCCTAAAGGCTTTTTCTTCATTATTATTTGCGCTCCTATAGAGAAGTATTAAATCTAAACATTCCTGCTGTTGGTGTTCCTGGTCTTTGCACAGTTGTACCAGTTGGAATTGTTACTGATGCAGTACCAGGCAAAACTGGATTAGTTGCAATACTGATTGTTGCAATTCCAGCTGTTACACTAACGTTAATTTGATTAGTTGTACCAAGTATTGAAGTAAAAGAGTTCTGATCAGTTTTTGCAAAAGTAAAACTATCAGTTCCGATTGTAGTAACTATTGAGGTTAACATCCACAGACTTGCACTTGAGGCAGTACCACTAATAACCGATACAATATCGCCTCTGACTGTTTGAGCTATTACATCATAATCGGTGCTACGCGTTAATACCCAGTTGTTACTAGCTGAACCTATATTAGTTACTGTATATATTCCGTTTTGCAAAGCTGTTGCCTGATCTTTAACTAAAACCCTGTTACCAACTGCTAGAGTTATGCCGTCAATTGCTAGAGCAGTTTGTGTTCCCGAATTAGTCAGAGTTGCACCAACTCCACTAGTACCATTAGCATAAATAGCCGTTAAGTTGGTTGTAGTAGCAACCAAAACTGGTGCTACATATCTGATCTGGTTTAATACCCAGTTCTCAGATGCTAACGAAAACCAATTTGTTCCGTCGTGAAATTCCTGTTTACCGACAGGCAAAAGTAACTGTGCCATAATTTTACTTTCAAGAATATTAAAGTTCTATGTTATATCTTATCATACCTGTTTCTGAATTACTAGGTCTTTCGTAAGTTGTACCAACAGGAATTTTTACTGCTCCAGTTCCTAAAAACCTAACATTTTTTTGAAAATCCACCTCTTTTTCAAAATTAGTATATTCTTTTAGTACTACCTTTTTATAAAAATTAAAATTGTTATAATCGTATTCAAATATAGGAATATCACTAAGCCATCCATAAGAATTACCATAAGCAGGTATATAACTATTTATTCTCTTGTAAACGTTATATAAACCAAAATTAACAGGAAACCTATAATTACTGGAACTAGTATCATCTGAAAATTTACTTCTAAAAATAAAACCTTTATATTCATCAGGTTCAGTTACATTTTTCTTATAACCGAATAATCCTATATGAACAGGTGCTAATTCATTGTTGAAAATTTTACTACTGTCCCAAGAAAATATTCTAAGTCCTCCCTCTGACATATAATTTTCCTGACCGCTCCCCCTCCCACTTGAATCAAACCATAATGTACCATGTCCTCTATCCTCATTTTTATAAGGCGTTATACTAAAAGGTCTAAGTTCTCCAGTAGCATTACTACATTCATCATTATTATCTACTGAATACCATCTGTTTTTAACATTAAGTGTTTGCCCTTTTATATATTGCCCGTAATTATAACCTGTAATAGCTAATCCTCCTGCTATAAGTATACCAATCAAATCTGAAATAAGTACAACACCAGCTAAAGCTGCAATTTCTGCTTCTACTTCTGCTTCTAAAGCAACCAAAGCAGTTTCTATTGCACTATCAGCTCCTATTCTTTCAGTTTTTTCTTCCGCTAAATTTGCAGGTGTAACATAATCGTCAAGTAATGGTAAACTACCACCAGAGGCAATACTAACCACACCTAAACTGTTACATTTTAATATACCACCCAAAAGACCTGCTATACTAGATAACGCTTGAGCCTCTGGAAGATTAACATTTGGGCGTTGTAAAATATAGGTGGCATCTGTTGGAGCATAAGTTGGAATATCAACCTCAATAGGAATATTATTTGCTCCACCTTTCCAATATTTGCCTGTAGTTAAATTCGGCATATTATCAGCTGGTAATCTTGCTACTCTTGAAAGTAGTTTTGCAACATCCTGTCCCTCTTGTATCAATTCTGGCCTAATAAGTGCAAGTTGCATGTTTGCTATGGGAGCAGCTACCTCTACATAATCTTTTCCAGCTATGGCAGTTGATAAAGTACCAGTAGCATTATTAACTGTATTTTTTAAAAGGCCTGTCTGTAAATTTCCAAGAGACTGCGCCTTAGTAAAAGTATATGTTGTTCCAAGACCATATAATTGTTTTAATGGCTCAGGAATAAGATACATTTTTGGATTTTCCCAAGCAAATGTTACAGTAGAACTGCCAACAATAAAATTAGCATTGTCAAACCGCTTCATTATTTGCGCTGCTCTTACCTGTGTCATTGCTAAGGATGAAGAGATGTCAGTTCCTATTGGATTGCCGAATGTATCGTATTTAGTAGCATATATTTGAGGTAAAAACGGCCCAGACATTACCCAATCAAAAGGCGATAAATAGTCAAACGTAGGGTTTGGAATCCTAAAATCACCTATAATTGGACTGATAGGATTAGGGAATACTGCCTCTGCTAAAGGTGGTAAATTTATAATACCTATATGTAATTGAGGATAAGCTTCATTATCATAATCACCTATCCATATTCGGTTATGATCTAGTTTTTTTAATACTTCAAAATTCCCTATTTGTCTTTTTAGATCAATTATATCTTGGCGTACGTCAATTAGAACTGGAGAAGCAACAGACCTCCCGTCTTTATCACCAAGTAAGGTATAACCTCTATCTATCGGTAATTTACCAGTTACAGGGGATATAAAGTTATATAAACGATCGTATTTCATGCTGTTAAATGAGCTAATATACTTGAGATTTTATCGCTTTCATTCGTATAGTGGGTATCAATTAAACTGGCTAGGCTTGCAAACCATTCTGGCGTGCTATTATCAAGTTCATTAGGAAAATCTGCTGGAAATTTAGGTTGAAACTTATAGAAATATACATCACGAGCAAGCCTATTACTTAAATAATCTAAATAATATCTGCTCCATTCTTCTGCTCCAGTCATTGCAACGTTCATAATCCCAAACAATCTAACTGCTGCATGAGATATACCTGTCTCTGTTCCGCTGCCGTCAAAACTCATGTTTCCTATTCCAGTTCCAGCATCAACTATAACAATTCTAGTAGCATTAGGTTTTACACTTAAACCAACATTGATCGCTGCTAATATCGCATCATTAGCATAAACTCCACCATCACTATAAAGATGTCCATTAAAACCATGAGCAGGTAGATAAACAGGCGCAGCACTTGAAGCTCTACAGACATTAACTATAGTTTCGGTGTTTCCTATAAAATATGTTGGGTCATTGAAATTAGAAAAAACAACATATCTGCTCATATCTTCCTCATAAGCAGGAATAACAACTGGAGTTTTTAAATTTGCTAAGGTATTTGTACCAAAATTATCTACAAGAACTTGCTGTAATATATTACTTCCATAGTTTGAATCTTCATAAGCAGATTTATAGAAAGGGTCATCAGTGGCAATCAATCCTAATTTCTGTACTACATTAGGCCTGTTTGAGTCTTCACTTGCATTATGACTACCAGATGCTACGTCTGCCGCTGTTCTGATAGTAAATACTCTTTTCGCATCATTTAAAAAAAAGCTTTCCATATAATCAGGAGTTTTACCAAAAGAATAACCAGACGCAAGTATAGCTCCAATAGATGTACCGCACATAACATCGGCGTATTTCCAGAAATCAGCTTGCGGTATTCCCCACTGATGCAGGAACTTCTGCATAAAACGATTAGAGCCATAGCCCTTAGTACCACCACCGCAAAAACTGAATATTCTGAGTGTATTTATATCCATAATTAAACCCAGATTGTGTGGTCAACAACGTTAGTATATTTAAAATCAACATTGTATCTATTTTTTACACAATCCTCAAGACTATAACGCCAACTATCTACAAGATGATTGTTTTTATCCTCAATCTCATCTTTAATTTGACCGCTAGCCCTATCAGTTTTGTATTTTAAATTATAAACTTCTTTTAAGAACTCACTACAACGAGGATGTACATAACATTTTTTAAAAGTTTTAATATATGTTATACCAGCTTCAATTGACCCTTTACCTTTAAAAGCAGGTTTACAAGGATATCCATACTTATTTAATAAATCAATAATGTCAGGACTTGAACTATCAGCAGTAATCGTATATTTTCCATTTTTTTTATAATCTTTAAGAGTTTTTTCTAATTCTTGACCTAATAAATCAACGCTTACATGTGAACGTTTAAATTCATGTGTTACATAAAGATTTTCATTAAGTATATAACATCTAATACCAGCACTAGCATCAGTCCAACCAAAATCCAAACCGAAATATGGAAATATTCCTTGAGGCTCTTCAAATTCTTGTACTACAAAAAAATCTTTTTTAAATACATTTATCTCACTATTGCGAATACATTCACCCTCATATACGTGCATATAAGTATCGTAATCATGTTCACGCATTCTTACTATACGAGCATAACTCTCTTCAGATAAATATTTATTATTACGCCAAGATAATTTATTCAAATATAGTTTTTCACCATATTTAAAACCTTGATCTATAAATTCCTGATAAAGATGATCAGTTTCATATCTAGGATTCATTGTAAGCCAGAACTCACACCCACTTTCTCTAAGTGTAGGGTCTAATATATTCCAAGCTTCACGACTTAAATAAGCACCCTCTTCAAGCCATATATAATTAATACTATCAACTGACTTTATAGAATCTGAATTAGTATCTCTTATACCTTTAAATAGTATAATACTACCAGTCATGGTATTTAAAATATGAGTACCATACATTTCACTAGTTTTTGCTTTAAAAAAATCTTTATAAACTGAATTTTCTATTATTTTTACAAATAGTTTATAAACACTTACACCAATATCTTTAAAATACTCACGACAGCAAACAATAGTTTTTGTTCCATCAAAAGAAAGACGAAGTAAAGCTTTTGCAATATTAGTTGATTTACCAGAATCACGACCACCATACAAAACTTTATATTGACAAGGTAAGTATAATTTTTCTTCCCAAGGTTCTATTTCTGTAATATCAATATTAAAATAATTAGGTTTCGCTATTTTCATTGTCAATAGTGTTATTCTTAACTGTTATTGACATGATTTTAGCATATTTGTTAGAAATTTCATCTTCATAATTTCCATTACCGACAATTTTAAGCGGTTGAGTCAAGAAATCCTGTGCTATAGTAATCTGTGTTTCACCAGCATTATCTTCTTTCATCCTCATTTTATTATTTAGATAATAAAATAAACTGGTTTTACAACCTGATCTTATATTCTGTACAAACATACTACTAACTTCTTCCATGAAAGTACCTTGTCCTACTTCAAAGGCTTCACGTAATTTAGGTATTTGTTTTTCTCGTTTTACATAAGTTGCAAGAGACATATTGAATCGTCTGGCAATCTGTTCTTTAGTCATACAAATAGCCATTTCTCTTACTTTCTCAATATTCTCATCTGTAAATTCAACTTCCTGCATACAAGATAATTCTTTCTTTTTTACTTTTCGATATATTACTTCTCTTAATTTTTCATTTTCTTTTTTAAGCTTATCAAATTCTTTTTGCTGTTCTTTTACAAGTGTACCAACTTTAACTTTTGAATTTAATAATTTTTGCATATCAGTTTGCAATTTTTCAATTTCCAATTGTTGTTTTTTGATAGCACCTTGAAGTTGTAAAAGTTCATACTTGAAATTAAGCATTAAAATCTACCGGCTAAACCTACAAAACCAATATAACCATAATGTTTTATATCATTAATATCTTCAAGTTGTTTTTTCAATTTTAATTCAACTTGTTTTAGTTTAAACTTCTCATAATTGTCATCATTAATTAAAAAGATACGTCTATTTGCATTGGAGTTAATCCTATCCCATTCGTCATAAACTTTTTTAAACTTGATATCATCTTTAGTTTTGTAACTATTGATATGAGTTTCAGACAGATTAATTTTACTCATTAAAACCTATAAACATTTTTAAATTTACAAGTTCACATTGTTATTTATTTAAAGCTGTTGATAATCGTTCAACATTTACTCTTCTTTCCATAATAATTTCCTTTAATTGTTAATCAGTAATATACAACAAAACCATTAATTTGTCAAATTTACCTTAAAATTATAATAACCGATTTTAAGGTGTGTTTTACGCTTGTTTTATAATTTAATGTATGTTTTCCTATAAAAAATAAATATAAGCGTAAAACATGTGTTAAAACTCGTTATTTGGTTATTTTATTACCAATCAACTCATCTCTATTTAATAAAAATACCTTACAAGTAAATTTATTTTACATGCCAAAATATTTTTCTTAATCAATAACACACCAAAATCAATAACTTGCTATTACAAAAAGGTCGTTTGATACACAGACCAAAATTATTTTCAAAATAAATGAAAAAAGTTGTTGACAAATAAAATTAGATGTGATAATATACCGAAACAGCTCCAATTTAGCGAAAAAATGAAATTTGCTCATGGTCATCATGGGTATCATGGTTATCTAAAAACTAGATAACAATCCCCTTAAACCTCAACAATCACAACGCAATCAGCACCACTCATGGTCATCATGGTCATCTCGCGTACATGAACCTACTAAATTTTCTTATATAATTTTTTTTCTATCTTAAATTTTTCTTATATATATATATATATATATAACAATGATAACAATGATAACCATATATATATATGGAAATTGGTATTGGAGGCATGGTCATCTATCATGGTCATCTTTTAAAACCCTTTGAGATGACCATGTCCCATTGGCATCATTGGTATCATGGTTAACTTTTAAAAAATTATTTTATGTTTTTATAAAATAATATATTGACATTATAATTTTTTACTGTTATTATAACTTTTACATACGAAAACATTAATTTAAAAACAATTATAATCTACAACTAATAGTTACAGCGGGAAATCCTGCGACCTTTCTTTGTAGAAAACAGATTTTAACTATTAATTTAAAAAGGAGTTATAATATGCAATTATCTTATAGAAATTCAGGTTTACACATAGAGTCTTTTTTCAAGTCTTACGATTTACTACCATTAAATTTAAATGAAAATCTATACAATGGTAATTTTGAAATAGAAATACCACAATTTATTATAGAAGCGGAACTGTTAGACAGATACTCTAATATATTTAGAAAATCCATGTTTAAAAATAGCGATTGGATAGATACTTTAACAGAAAAACAAGAACAAGCTTATTATGAGGTTAGAGATAATCTTATAGAAGGAGCTTTAATATTAAACTCTGCTTGGGAAACTGTTAATTACAACGAAGAAATAGCTTATAAATGTGGGTTATTACCTTTCAAATTGTCAGGTGATTATATAGAAGTTCAATTATTATCCTTGTGGGGTTGTGGTATGGATTTAACTTATAAACTAGAAGCTTATCAATTACTTGTTGACGGCACTTGTGATAAGAATAGTTACTTTGCAAGAGATGGGATTAACTATTTGAAAACTTATTACAGCGAAAATTCACCTGTTATAAAAGAAATTAAAAAGATAATTGAGGGGTAATTATGTTTATAGATATATGGGATACTGAAAATCAGAAAACAGTAAAAATAAATAAGTTCAATAAAGCTTTAAATTCAAGTGATGATAAACAATATAATAAAGCTTTACATAGGATTAATATAGATTTTGGAATACAACTATATTCAAATTGTGCTGTTAACTTACACTTCTATAAAATTGAGTTTAAGAATAGTGAAGAACATGGTTTTAATCAGTATTTATATTTTACAACACTTATTGATTGTTATCTCTTTTTAGATAGTGATACTTTTGCCTATTTATTTGAGAGTGAAGATATTGACTACATAAAAATAACAGCAGGGAAATCTACAATATTCAAATATGATAATAGAGGTTAATTATATGTACACAATAAATTTTTTCACATTAGAAAAATCAAATACTGAAGAAAATACATTTATAGAAAATTTATTAAATTATGAGCTTAGCTTATCTACTTTAGATGATATAAAATCTTTCTTAAGTAGTGAGTTTTATGCAAATACTTATGAATACTTATTTGAATTTATGGACGGCATAGTAATAACTGATAAAAATAATGAAGTAATCTATAAAGAAATGTTTAATACTGATACTTTATTTGATGTATATAAAGATGAAGAGGGTAATAACATCTATAAAGCAATAGGGGCTATTGAAGATGATTATTGTAACTATTTAATGGAAGATAAACATAAACTTTATTATAGGTAAACAAAAATATGAAAACACAAATTAAAGAATTAGATAAACAATTTTACGAATTGGATAACATGTGTAACTTTTGTTCTAATCCACTTCCCATATTTGATAAACAAGTAATTACAATAGGTAATTCAAAATACCAATCACCTCTTTGTAAAATCTGTTTGGACGAAAGAGGTATTAATTATGATAATTAAATTAGCTGTTATAGCAATTCTTATAATGATTATAATAGTAATTGGAGTTTATATTGCAGAAATATTTATGGACGGAGAGGAATAAAATTATGTCAGATATAGAACAAATAATGCTAGTTCATACTATTGTAATAATTGTTGGGCTAATTGGTCTTGGACTTAACTTTTGGTATAATATGAAGAATTAAAGAGGTAATTTAAATGATTAAGAAATTTTTATTAATAATATCTATTTTAGCAATGATAGGTTTATACTTTGAATTTTATCACAACAATACAAAAGTTGATGATATCGGTTATGAATATATAGTGGGGTAGTATGAACAATAGCTTAATTGTATATGAATCACCGTTAGAATTTTATGTAGGAGATCATGCAACTAAAATGTATTTAATTAAAAATGGTATGGAAATTACAATAAACAACTTGTTAAATTGTGAATTAATACGTGTATATAAATATTTAATTAAAGAATCTAATATTTTGTATATAGGTTTTGAAATATCTTGTGAAGAAGAAATAATTAAAAGAGGTTTGGAAAATGAGATTTAAAACAGCTTGGGGTAATTTTGATAGACTTATTGATGCTTTGAAAATACAAGGTGATCCTGCTTATAGAAACTTAGTTGAGAAAGCAATCAAACTATCAATAACAGATTTTGATTATTCCATGTATAAACCTGATGAACTCCGAACTCTTATTGGCAAGGAGCTTACAAGAAAAGGTTTTAATGAACAAAAACAATTAAGAGAAGATTTTTATAATTCAAATAGTAGAGGGTGTTAGTTATGTTAGGTTTATTATTTTGTATTTTAATATTACCGTTATTAATATTAAAAGTATTAATTTATTTAGGTGAAAATAAATAACTGGAGGTAAAGATGAATAATATATCAGTAGGTAATTTTAACGAGTTATTTAATAATTATGACGGTAGTAAAGAAAATGAATTTGTTAGTTGTGATGATTTTCTAATTAATCTTAGAGAACTTAAAGAAAATAAACTTTGTGTATATAAGACTAGAATTTCTTCATATCTACTTATAAAAAATTTAGATGGTATGGATATTTTGGAAACAGCTTTGCACATAGATAATGTGGGAGTTAATTACGATACTTTAGATTTAATATTAGCGATTGCTAAAGGTAATTGGGAATATCAGAGTGGTAAAATCAAGTTATATTACACTCCAATGAAACAAGAACTATTTAAATTAGGTAAACTGGTAAATATTGAAATTCTAGAAGTAGAATCAAAAAGAGAATTTTGCAGGGAATTTAATATTTATTTAACCTATAAAACTAATGGTGAATTGATAAATAAAAAATATATAGCACAGAAACCTTTTTGTGGGGAGGTTAGTATTGAAAATGAATAATAAATTTGAAAACTGGATGAACGATCAATTAGCCCCGTGGGTAGTTAGAGTAGTGTTTGCTACTAACTTTATCGTATTTATGTTAATGCTCGGCGATTTAGCTTTTGGGAGGTAATAAAATGATTAAAGCAGATTTGCTAGTTAATTTGGAAGAACTAAAACATTACGAACTATTATCAAAAATAGCTGTTCATGAGCAAATATCATTATTTGAAGCTATTGATTTTGTATTAAGTAAAGTGGAAATATTAGAACACGAAAAGGAGGTTGAAAATGGAAGACGTTAATAAAACCTATTCTGTTAATATAAAAAAAGATATTTATAGTCAGTTGCAATATTTAACAATTAAGCGTAGTAATGATACAGGATATCCAATATCAATAACAATGTTGGTTCGTGAAGCCATTACGGACTTAATCAATAAATATGATAATAAAGGTTCTTTATGAATTATGCCATTACTACTTTCCCTCATGTTAAAATATCAACTTTAAATCAGGAGGGAGTAAAACTTAATTATTTTACTGCATCAGAAATTTATAATAATTTTTCAAAATATCAACAAAACTCAAGTGATGTAAAAGATGAGCAGAAGCATTTTATTTTAGCAGAATATACCGATTTAAAAGGTGCTAGAGTAGTAGAAAACATAAGTTGTTATAGTAGTATCGTAATTGATTTTGACCTCTATGATAATAATTATAATGAGCTAAAAGAAGAACTTACAAACGCACTACTGGGACTTAATTATTTATTTTACACAACTAGTTCACACTCTTTTGCAACACCAAGAGTTAGGTTGATAATTTTTACTAACAGGAATTTTCTACCTAGCGAGAAGTCAAATATATTAGTTAATCTTACTCAAACTTTCAGTAGTGAGTTGATAATGGCAATAGATCAGACAAATACATTCGGTAATAACACCTTATCAAGACTGCCTTATAACTCACCTGATTTTGAAATGGTTTATGTTGAGGGAAAAGCTTATTTTATAGGCGATGATACTTCTATTTCAACATCTGCTATAAAGGAAACTGATTTTGAAAAAGAGTTTAAAACACTTACCAATAATTTACCTATACCAAACTTGAGCGAAGAGCGGATAGATTTTTACCTTGATGAATATAAAAAGCTGGTTGGATTTAATGAACAGACGGGATGGTTACTTAATTATGAAGACTGGTTAAATGTTGGGATGATATTGCATCATCAATATCAGGGTAGCGAAGAGGGACTAGCAAAATGGGAAAAATGGTGCTGTGAGAGTAGTAATACAACAAGATATACTTGGAATAAATTCAAGGATAGTAAGGAAAAGCCTAAGACTTTCAAAACAATTATTAAAATACTTAAAAAGAATGATAAAAAAGAAAGTTCTATCTATGAAGTAAATAAAGAAACAAAAATAGATACAAGCAAGTATGAGTTAGTGCCTATCGGTTATTTTCCTGATCAGAAAGAGCCTAATAAACAGGGTAAGATAGGGCTTAAAGATACGTATGCTAATTTTTGCATACTAGTTAAGTTCTATAAACTTGAGTTAGGATTTGATGTTATAACCAAGAACATAACTTTATTTGGTGAATTGGATCAGAATATAGGAATTGTTGAGATTAAGGATTTATTAGCACGAAATAACTTACCTATTAATAGAGCAAGTGAGTATTACTATAAATATGCAATGGAGCATAAATATAACTCATTCCTACGAATGATTGAAAGTTCAAAATGGGATGGGATAGATAGATTGGAAACTCTTTACGCTACTATAAGGGTTAAGCCTGAATATGAGGAATTAAAAAGAATTTATGTACTAACTTGGTTAAAGCAGCTTATTTACACGAGTTGTTTTAGTACTATTAAAAAGGGAAGTAAGAATATATCAAGGTATTTATTGGTATTGCAATCACAACAAGAGGGAGGGAAGTCAACATGGGTAAAAAACCTGATGCCTTATGAACTGGAAAATAGATATGTTGCAGTCGGGGCTACGCTTAAGACGGATGATGATCAACATACTTTAGGAATTATTAAGAAGCTTATTGTAGAACTAGGGGAAATTGAGAAATCTTTTAAACATAGTGATATCAATGCTTTTAAAGCTTTCTTCGGACGAACTGTTGATACAATGAAAGTAAAGTGGGTTACATATCCTGTTGATTTTGAGAGAACTACCAGCTTTATTGCTTCTACTAATGATTATTACTTTTTGAAAGACGATACAGGAACAACAAGATTCATGGTATTACCTCTTGATAATGAGTATAGAACTGAAGATGGGTTAGCTATTTTCTGTAATGGTAGACATAAAATAGATATGTTACAGCTTTATAGACAGATTTACGAAAGTGAAGATTGGGTTAATTTTGAATTATCTGTGGAAAATAAGGAAATACAAAAGAAGATAAATGAAGAGTTTACTTTGAAAGACACTTTTGAGGATTTGTTTTATGAGGAATTTACAGAAGAGATTTGTGCTACGGGTGAGTTATATAACTGTACGGATATTTTAAAAAGATTAGGTTATTCAACAACAAATGTTAATAAAAAATTAAGGAATGATTTAGCTTCCTTTTTACGGAAAAAAGGATTTCCTTGTAGAAAGGATGGACCTAAATGGCGATTAGTAAGTAGAAAAAAAGAGGGAAATAATGAAGATAACTTACAAGAAGAAGATTATTAAGAATTTAGGAAATTATGAAAATGTTACTATTGAAATAGTCGTTGAAGATGAGGTGAACTATGAGATGGGTCAAAGTTATGAGAATGTTTATGATAATTTACGTCTTCGTGTAGGTAAGTCAATAGCCGAAGAAGAAAAAAAAATTAACGACTATATAAAATCAAAGAGTGTAAAATGATTAAGTTTTTAATAGGGCTTTCAATTATGTTGATATATGCACTTTATAATGGTTTTACTAAGGTTATTTACCGGTCGGATTTTGGGTTAGGAATAATGATTGTTGCAATAATTGATACTTCAATTTGTTATTATGTAGGTGATGCCGTGTTGTTTAGATATGAATATAATTAAGGAGTTTATAATGAGAGTTAGTAGTATATTTTTGATAATTAGTTATGTTTGGTTTTTGATAGTTTTACATAACATTATTGATTTCCAAGCAGAATTGAAATTGGTTAATAGAAATTTGAAGTTTCAAATAGTTGCTTTATTAGAAGAAAATAATCCAGAGTTAGATGGAGAACAATTAAAAATAAAAGTTAATGAAATTTACAAAGTAATATCTGGAAATTAATATGAAAAAACACACTGATTTCTCACCATCATCTTTTGAACGTAGATATTTATGTCCTGCTAGCTATTTGATGGAAAAGGATTTACCTAATACCACAAGTAAGTACGCAGAAGCAGGGACAATATGTCATGAATTTGTTACTATTGATATTAACGAGTGGTTACGAGTTATAGCGTCAAAAGATGGTGATTATTATAAAGAAGATTATGATGGATTTTTACATTACCTTGAAAATGTAAAATACGCTGAAAACACATCTAAACAATTAATAATAGATTGTTTCAAGTCTTTTGTATCTATTCACAGCAGCTTATCGGAAGCAGATGTTATTTTGGATAAGAAATTTGACTTACCTTTTATAGGTGAAGAAGAAAGAGGAACTGTAGACCTTATTATAAGAGGTTATAATTGTGATGGTATATATGAAGTACATGTTATTGATTTTAAATTCGGTTATGGTGTACATGTTAAAGCTGAAAATAATTTGCAGTTATTATGTTATGCTAAAGGATATGTTCAAAGTAATTACCATACTATAAAGGATTACGATTTACATCTTCACATATTCCAACCAAGTTTTAGTAATAGTTGTTGGTCTTTAGACGAAGAAGAGAAATATAAGTGGATTATTAGTGATAGTTTTTACAAGAACGTAGTTCGTAAGTGTAAACAGTTAGAACCTGAATTTAAACCTAGTGTAAAAGCATGTAAATTCTGTAAGGCAAAAGCTATTTGTAAACCATTATCAACTAACATTGTACTAAAAGACAAATACTCTCTAACAACTGATGAAATAAAGGAATTTCTTGACAAACGTGAGCTTATTTTGCTATATATAAATAGTTTGGAGGATTACGCTAAAGGTATTCTTGAAAACGGCGGGTATATAAATGGCTATTCTTTAGTGGACAAATATTCAAATAGAAAGTGGATAAAAGAAGCAGAGGAAGAACTTGTAAGTATACTTGGTGAAAAAGCTTATAACATCAAGAAAACCATTATCGGAATAGGGCAAGCTGAAAAATTGTTAAGTAATAAAGAAATAGAAAATCTTACTGAAAGAGAGTTTGTAGGTAAGGTTTTGTCGGCAAAAGACGAATTGTTAGAAGAAATTGTAAAAAAGTTAATGTAAAGGTAAAAGAAAATGACACAAGAAAATAATAAAAATGAATTGTATATCTATGATGCTGTAGTAGCATTTCCAAATGTATTTAAAATGAGTACAGTACCTGGTTATGAATCAAGTGAACCTTGTTATAGTACATATTTTTTATTTGATAAAAAAACTCAAGAAAAAACTATTAATCAAATTAAAGCTATTTTTGAAAAAATCGGTGAAGAAAACGGATTTAAACCATCTTTTAAAAATACACAATGTTTTAGAGATGGGGATGAATTAGCAGAAGAAGACCCTAAAAATAGTGTTTATAAAGGGTATTATAGATTAAAAGCAAAGTCGGGTAAAACACCTGACGGTAGTGTAGTAAAACCTCATGTTATTAAAATAAAAGAGGGTAAAAGTATTCCTATAACAGCCGAAGAGGAATTAATCTATGGTGGAGCTATTTGTAGCGGTTATGTTACTTTTTATTTTTATGGTAAAGGTAAACCTAACAAAGGAATAGCATGTTGTCTTCATACAGTTGTCTTTAGAAAACATGGAACAAGACTTGGGATTGGTGCAATAGATGCTTCAAGTAAGTTTTTAGATATGGGTGATAGTGAAGATTTAACAGATGTTCAAATTGCTCAAAATAATGAAGATTCAGATCACATTCCTTTTTAAATCATGAAATATTTTTTGGATACCGAGTGTTATCCAAATTATTTTCTTATCGTACTCAAATCTTTAAATGGCGAGATTATAGAGTTTGAGTACGATGAAGAACATCCTTTTACATTTAAAGATGAATTAAAGAAAATATTTTGTGATAAGCAGAACATTTTAACAGTAGGGTTTAACTCAAGACGTTATGATATTCCCATGATAAAGCAACTGCTTAATGATGGGTATGTTACAAATAACGATCTTAAACGATTATCGGATAAGCTTATATTATCTGCTAATAATTTTGATGTAATATCAGATAATAACGGGTGGACACCTAAAACATGGAATCACATAGACATTATAAGAGTTCTTCCTAAAGGAGCTTCTCTTAAAATGTTTGGAGCAAGAATACACACTAATAAATTGCAAGATTTACCTTTCAAGCCAGATAGAGTGTTAACAAGAGAAGAGAAGAATATTTTAAAGCAATATTGTCATAATGACGTAGATATTACAATGGCTTTGTATTTAAAAATACAGGAAGAACTTAAGCTTAGATGGGAAATAGGAAAAGAATTAGAAATAGATTGTAGAAGTAAGTCAGATGCAGATATAGCCGAAATTTATTTTAAAAATAGATTTTCAAATAAAGTAATTCCAAAATCTAAAAAACTAAGTTTTAAATATGATATTCCAAAATATTTAATGTACACTAATTGTAATATTATAAGTGTTTTAGATGAAATCGGTAATTTTGAATTTAATGATAATATTAATTTAAAAAAAGGAATTCCTTTTGTAGGTAAGGAAATTAAAACTAAGACAAATAGTTTTACAATAGGAATAGGGGGTTTGCATTCTAAAGAAGAGAATAAAGCAGTTATTAAAGCTGATAATGAGTTTTTAATAGATGTTGATGTTACATCCTATTATCCAAGTATAATAATAAATAACAATATTTATCCAAGTAATTTAGGACAAGGTTTTATAACTGAATATAAGAAATTACGAGATAAGAGATTACAAATTAAAGATAAACAAAGTACTCATTCCAAGTTTTACAAGATCGTACTTAATGGAACATTCGGACGTTTAGGGTATAAACAGAGTATTTTGTATGATCTAGAAAAGATGATACAGACTACTATAACAGGTCAGTTATGTTTATTGATGCTTGTTGATATGTTGGAAGATAGTGGTTTTGAAATAGTATCAGGTAATACTGACGGGCTTACTATAAAAGGTAATATAAATTTTATAGATAAGTTCAAAGCAATACTTACAAAATGGGAAAAGATAACTGGTTTTGAATTAGAACATACCGAGTATAGTAGAATTTATATAAGGGATGTAAATAACTATATGGCTATAAAAACTGATGGTAGTGTAAAGACTAAAGGGTTTTTAGCAAGTAATGATTTATCAAGAAATGCACATCTAGAAATAGTAAAAAAAGCTATTAGAGAATATCTATTAAATGGAACAGATATTGATAGTACAATTAAAAATGGTGTTAAGGAAGATTACATATTAACCAAGAAAACCAAGTTTGGTGCTAAGTTTGGAGAAAATTATCTTGGTAAGGTAGTTCGTTGGTATTATAGAACTGATGGGGATTATATTCTTAATATGAAAGGACACAAAGTACCAGATGCTAATTTATGTTACCCTATCATGGATTTGAAAGACGATATAGTCAATGTTGATTATGAAAGGTATAAAAAGGAAACAATCAAAACATTAAAAAGCTTAGGAGTTGTTTTGTAATGGATAACAAACTAAAAGAGCGTTTGATTAAACGATTGCAGAAAATACCAAAGTCTGAAAGTCTGGAAAACAGAAAGATTGCGTTGGAAGATAGATTAACTCAAGAAGAAGCAAAATATTGGTTTAGATATAAAGATGGTAAAGTTTACTGGATAAGATCACCTTGGAAACCTATAGTAGTTGGTACTGAAGCTGGTTGTATTAAACATAAGCATAGTAAACCTGTTAGAATAATAAGTTTAAAAGGCAAAGAGTATTCTACGGCTAAGATAGTGTTTTTATTACATCACGGCTATTTTCCAAAAAGTATAATTTATATGGATGGCAATAGACTTAATACTGATTTTAGCAATATAAGAGCTTCAACAGAGAGTTTGAGAAATTATACTAATTCACCTATTAAAGCTAAGTCAGGTTATAAGAATATTTACTATGATAAATACAAAAATATGTGGTTAGTAAGCATGAGAGTAAGTAAAACTAATAAATTTATTGGTTATTATGAAAATATAGAGGATGCTAAAGAAGCTTGCAATTTAGCAGCTAAAAGAATTTATGGTGATTTTGCTGTACTAGTATGATGCTTGAAAAAGACTTAGAAAAAAAGATAGTAAGTAAAGCTAAACAACTTGGTTTTTTATCGTATAAATTTGTATCACCTAGCCAAAAAGGTGTGCCAGATAGAATTTTTATAAGTAAAACAGGTAAAGTGTTTTTTATAGAGTTCAAGTTTTCAAAAGGTAAGCTAACTAAGTTGCAGGAAAAGAAAATATCGGAGTTAACTACGAATAAAGCTAATGTATTCGTAGTTAATAACGAGAAATTAGGGTTGGAAATATTAACAAGAATAATGAGTGAGGATTAATATGAATAAAGAAATTTATAATGGTAAAATCAAGTTTTACAATGAAGAAAAATGTTTTGGTTTTGCCATAACAATACCTGATGGAGAAGAATGTTATATCAGTAAAAAGGAAGCTGATAGAGTGGGAATAACTTTTAAAAATAAAAACAACACATGTACTTTTGAGATAAATTCTAATAGTAGAGGTGGTAGACCTTACGCAGTTAATATTGTGCTTAAATGAAAAAATATACTTGTTATTATTGTGGAGCTAATCATAATCCAAGATGTCAAGTTCCTATTAGTATGATATTAATGTGTGAGGGTTGTGGTTTATATTTTTATAGCTTGAAGATGTGGGATGTTAAATGTTGAAGTTACGGAATGTTAAATGAATCAAACCTGTATTATTATCAACAAGTTGTTATTAAAGCTATTCTTGATAAGAAGAGAATACTTGTTAATCAGGAAATGGGACTTGGTAAAACCATAGCTGCCATAACGGCTTTTACAAAAGCATTGCGTAATAAAGAAGTTAAGAGGTGTTTAATCATAGCACCTTTAAATGTAGCTAAAACTACTTGGGTTAATGAACTCTCTAAATGGAAGCATACAAGAGACTTAAAATATTCTCTTGTAATAGGTGATGAATACAAAAGGCAGAAAGCTTTAAAAGCTGAAGCTGATGTTTATATCATCAATCAAGATAACATTGCGTGGATGTTTCATAGGGGTTATAGAAAATTCGGTTTTATTATTGTAGATGAGAGTTCTGGTTTTAAGTCTCATAGTTCTAATCGTTTCAAAGCACTAAAGCATTTTACCTCAATTTACATGGTGCTTCTTACTGGTACACCATATCCTAATGGGTTTATGGACTTATGGAGTCAGATATACTTAATTGATAAAGGAGAGAGATTAGGTAAATACATTACTCATTATAGAAACTCTTATTTTATTTATGATGATTACAAGCGTAAGTATATATGTCTTTATCCTAACACTATCCTAGATAAAATTGCAGATATAACTATCTCAATGAAAGTAGAAGATTATCTAGAATTACCAGATAAGATTTCAGAAGTAATAAAAGTAGATATTGATAATTATGACTTATATAAGGATTTTGAGAAAGAGTATTATCTAAGAATTAATGATGAAGAGATAACAGCAATGAACGCTGCCGTACTATCGTCAAAATTGCTTCAATATTGCAATGGAGCTGTTTACAGCAGCGATAATGACGGCTCATATACAATCATCCACGATAATAAAATAGACTATTTAAAAGAGTTTATAGAGCTTTATCCTGATGAGAATATTCTAGTAGCTTATAGTTTTAGAAGTGATGAAGAAAGGATAAGAAAAGCTATACCGAGTTCTATCACGTTAAATAGAAATAATGTTGAAGATGTTTCTAAAAGATGGAATGATGGGAAGATAAAATTACTTCTTTGTCAGAGTGGTACGGCAAAAGGGCTTAATTTGCAACAAGGTGGTAGGATTATTATCTGGTTTGGTATTACTTATAATCTGGAGCATTATTTACAGTTCAATGCAAGACTTCACAGACAAGGTCAAACTAAACCAGTTCTTATATACCACATTGTTGCAAATAAATGTAAAGATGAGAAAGTTATGCAAGTTCTAAATAATAAAAATGTTACTTCCGAGATGATTTATCAAGTTTTGAAATCTAATATGTAAATTATGGTCAGAGTGGGAAGATTTGCCGTCTAATAAGAACACTCATTTAATTATGGTTATAAACCTTAGCTATTTACTCGCCATTGTGGTAGCGGAATCTTGCTAAGGTTTTATACAAACAAAAACATTAATTTTTTATTAAGGAATTATAAAAAATTAGATTTAAATAACAGATAGTTATTTTATACCATATCTATTTAGATAAGTCAAGTCTGTAGATATCGTATTTTACATTGAAAATATATAGCTCATTTAACCAGTTATTGATATTATCACAAGACTTGCGGGGCATACATACCTTTTTAAACTCATTTACTACGTTATAGGTTAATAACGGCATAGCTGGAAGATTGATTTTAGTGATATTACTTCTTTGACTTTGACATCCGCTTAAGAGAAGAATCAAGGTTAGTATGTTCAATGTTACTAATAGCTTCCATGACTTTATTTTGTACATCTATAACCCTATCTTTACTTGTTATGTCTTGTTGTAGTTGTTCTTTTTCTATTTTTAAGGTCTTATTACGATTGAATAGATATAATGCTATAAAACCTGTTATACTAAGTAGAATTTCTTTTAAATAAGAGAAAAATAACATTTTAAATCTCGCTATGTAGTAAATTATCACCAATTACTAATATTTCATTATTTTGCTCTTCTAAAGCTTGTGTTTCAGGTAGGATAGAATGATATAAATGTGAGCTTTCGGAGTTCATATGAGATAGAAAAAAAGGAGCAAAAATAGCGCCTTTTAACAGAGTGTTCCAATCTTTTGTAGCTTCAAGGCCTTGTGATACTATAGGCAATGCAAACCATCCTCCTTCTAATGCTGATGATATTCCTAAGGTTAATTTTTTACAATTTAGTTTATCTGTATGAGTAAATAGCTTTTTTAAACTTGAATACTCAGATAACCCAAGTGTAATATTTCCTATAATTCCACCTGCAATAATAGAAATTGCTAAACTAATATTTTGATCAATACCTATTTGCTTTTGAAGTTCATTAAAAATATTGGTTAAGCTAATCCCTCTACCTATTAATGAAATACTAGATATTCCATAAACAGTAATTTTACTGCCAAGATTATTTAGTTCTGTATTATCAGATTTACCTGTAATATATTTACTTATCTGTTCAAAATTATTAAGTGTTTTAAAAAATATTAAAGGTAGAGATGTAAATGTTGCCCAAGCAATAAATTGATCAAAACCGTGCGTTCCCTCCACTTTTTGATCGTTTAGTTCTATATTCCACAACATACCAACAGGGATTAAAGAACCTACAAAACCACCAACTTTACATAGAGCTAAAGCACCCTTTTGAATTTTGTTAAGTTCTGGTTCTTCTTCTTTTTTAGAATTAAATAAATAATTATAAAAGTAAAAACCAGTAGAAACTCCAGCAACAATTAAAGTATTAATTGTTGAAATAGTAAAAAATGTAGAATTACCATGAACATCAATCCCGTAATTTTCTAAATGCTCTACTTCTTCATTAAAGATAGGCATCATGGCAAAACCAACACCAGTACCAAGTATTGTACTAGCAAACAAAAATAGCTTTTTCTTATGCTTGCTAAAACAACTTACTTCTGGAATGTTTAAATTTATTTCTTGCTGTAATTCTTCTGCTTGCCCAGAATGATTTACTAGCAATCTATTATCAAGACTTAATCTTTGTATATTTTCTTTTTCTGGTGCTATATGAGAAAAAGAGTAAGATTTTTTCTTCATATATTATTTTTTTTTCTTACATGAGTCCCAAGGTTCACAACCAAAAGCTTTTTGTGGATATTCACCATAAATTGGATGTACTGAATGTTTTTCTATATAATAAGTAACTACTAATATATTGATAACACTAAATATACAAAATAATAATAATAAGTTTATTAAAAATAATTTCATTTTTCTAATCCATCTTTTAAAATTGCTGTTTAATTATATCTACAGATTGTTCTTTCTTTTTCTTCTGTTCCTGATTTTGTGATTGCCCATGATCCTGTTCTATTGTTGTAGGAGTTTTTACCTCATTAAATATTTCAATAGTAGGTGAAAAGAAATCATCACAAAAAGCAAGGAAAGCTCCTATACATAATATTAGAAGAAATACAGATAGAATAATTATGTTTCTCATGCCAACCACAATTTGATTTCATCTTCACGCCTGTTAGCGACTCCTTTTGATATTTTACCATTAACATAAGACCATCTTCTAAATTGATCGGGTACTTTATCAAATAATCTATCATTTACAAATTTAAGTAATGTAGATTTTTGAAAGTTACCGATACCTATGTTATAGATAAGACTCATTAAGGCGTCAAATTGGTTTTGATTGATATTTACTTTAAGAAATTTATTTAAGGATTTCTCGCGAGGCTCTAAATCCTTTTTAAGTAGATTTTCAGCTTCTTTTCTTGTAATAAATGATGAAAAATTATCACTGGCTAAAATCACATGTCCATAACCTATTGTAGCTTTACCAGCTGGGCAGATGTATTCTTTATCGCTAAAGCCTTCAAATTTCTTGATTAAATTCAGACCTTTTTGTGAGGTAATCATGGTTGTGGTGAGAAATCAGTTTCTATTCCTGTGAATATTTTAGTAACAATTTCACCTAGTTGTTCTAGAGCATTATCATTACCAAATATGTAATGTGAGAAAGCAGCTATAGCTATTAAAGCTCCTATCCAGAAATATTTATTTGTAATAACTTCAATAATAAGGTTTTTAAGATAACTAAACATCAATATCACCTATATCTATCTCATCGCCAGTATCAGCTTGTAAGCCTGATAAGGCATTTAGAATCATACATATTGATATAGATATTTGACCAAATGATTTTACAAAATGATCAAGGTCGTTTGACAGTGTTATCATGATTAGTATTAGAACATTTACAATTACAAGATTCACTGTTATTAAATTTACAGACTTTATCCTTTTTATTATCTTGTAAAAGATGTTCATTTTTTAATTTATAATAATAATATTTATAACTTATATAGTTAAATTTGAAATATTGATCACTTAAGATAATATATATCAAATTTATAAAAAAATTCTCTTTAGTATTTGTACTTTTAGTTTTTTATTAATTAAAAAACATATAAAACAGCTATGTAATAAAAGTGTTAAAAAAAAAAGTAATAAATACATTATCTTTCATTCCAAGGAACAGTTTGAGGTTCTAATAACCAAACAGAAACTTGTTTTCCTTTATCTTTTAAATATTCTTTAGAACCACCTACATCATTCTTAATAATGTTGTAGGAATATATGTTAGCTTGTTTTAAAATAAATTTCAATATGTTTTTATCATTTCCTTTTTCTATTAATCCTATTAGTTTCATAGTTGTTTCAGGTTTATCAAAACTATTAGCAACACCTCTCATAAACATATTCCAACCAACATTAAATCCAGAAGCTATAGCAATACCTCCTAAAGGACCTACACCTGTTGTAGTACCTAAAACTCCTGCAACACCAGTTTTAGCAGCAAATTTATTTAAAGTTGAATATAAGTTGTTGTTGTTGTTGTTGTTGTTGTTGTTTTGTAATTTTATTTTACTACCTAACTCACCTATTTTATGTAATATAGTGGGTAATTTTTTTATAACAAAATCAGCTTTCACATCATCTCTTAATAAACTTCTAATTAAATTTTCATTATTCAAAATTGTACTATGAATTTTGAAAGCATCAAAATTAAAGTTATTACTATAATTACTTGTTTTTTCATAATTTACAAAATCTTCAAAAATAAGTTTTTTTAATTTAATTTGCCTTAATGCGTCAAATAATTCTTTTGATTTAGAATCTAATTTATCAATTACTTGTTTGTTTTCGTTAATATTTATTTTATAACGTAAAGATAATTGTTTTAAATCCTTAATATCATTATTAGTTTTAAATTCTTTAGCTTTAATAACATCTTGTTTTGTAGGAAACCCTATAACATCAGCTTCTTTTTTAGATGTTCCGTAATAAGTTTTATTTACCTCAAACCCATTTTTATCAATATATGTTCCATCGCCTAAATATTTTGATTTATTTTGACCTTTTTTATAAGCAAACATTGTTCTTTCAAAATAATTATTTATTTCTTTTTTGTTTTTATTAATAAAATCAATTTCATTATGAAATTTTTTATAATTTTCAGTAGTATTACTTAAAGCTTTTCTAACCTCTTCAACACCTCTAGAGGTGTT